GTGAAAGACTACAACAACTTATTGTCGAAGAATTAGATAAAGAATTTAAGATGTTCTTAAAACATCGTGGTGTTATGATTGAAAGTAGTTCTTTTGATTTGTCATTCAACGTTGTTCAGAACTTTGGCAAGTATCGTCAAGCAGAAGTAGACCAAGTAGCAATGAATGTATTTACAAGTATCGAAGGTGCAGATTACGTTAGTAAGCGTTTTGCAATGAAACGCTTCTTAGGACTTTCTGAAGAAGAAATCTTAGAAAATTCAAAGTTATGGAAAGAAGAACGTAACGTTGATGACCCAATGCAAGGCAGTGATGACGGACTTAAAGGGGTTGGAGCATCTCCAGGACCTGCAGGTGGCGACTTTGATGCTGGAGGCGATGACTTCGATGACTTAGATAGTGATGATGCAGATGCAGATGCCTCAGTTATTTCTGGTGATGAATCTGGCGGTTCAGACACTGATACTGACGTGGATGCATAAATACTAGTATGAAATATATTGAAATAAATGAAAACTATTCACCAGAAGATGATGATTTTACGGCTATCGACTTAAGTGATACTCGTAAAACTCGTCTGACTCTTGTGCATCTTTCTAAATTAAGAAAAATAAGAGAATATAGAAAGTTTCAAAAAGCATCAGAAGATGTACAAGTTAAGAAACAGTATGGACCGGCAGATGCAACAGCGGCTGGTGGTGCTGGAGAATTAGACTTATAATATCTGTATTTTGCTATTAAGTATAGTTTTAAAGAATAGTAAAACTTACTAAATATCTTAGGTTAAGAGCAATAACCGAAAAAACTGCTCATTTCCGAGTGTATTATCCATATACTCACTTAATCCCTATAAATACTTGTGTATGAAACCCACTATAGACTTATTATTAGTTTATGTGTGTGATTCTATAACCCTGCCGCAATTGCGTGGTATGAATAAGATTTTTAAGGAGACTTATAATGTCAAGAAGTACACTAGAACAAGTGCTAGAATTGTTAATCAATGAGGAAACTGCAAAAGCCGAATCGCTTTTACATGACTTTGTTGTTGAACAAGCACGACAAATCCACGAGGATTCTCTTAACGAAAGCGACACAGTTGTAGAAGAAGAACTTGAGGAAATAGAAGAGTCAGAAACTTTGGTAGACGATATCGAAGAAGATTCTGATGAAATTGAAAATGAAGAAATCTTTGACGATGAAGACGTATCAGACGAAGAGGCTATTGATGACTTAGAAATGAGTGATGAAGAAGCACCTGCTGAAGATATGGAAGACAGAGTAGAAGATTTAGAGTCAGCGTTATCAGACCTAGAAGCAGAATTTGAAAAAATTATGTCAGGTGAAGAAGATAATGCAGAAGATGAAGATGAAGAAGGCGAAGACATGGACATGGATATGGACATGGATTTAGATATTGATGAGCCAGAAATGGAAGAGTCAGTTGAAGAAACTTTCGAAGAAGCAGAAGAAACTGATGAATCAGTTGAAGAAGCGGCATCTGAAGACTTAGACGAAGACGAAAAGTTGGAAGAGTATACTATTCCAGCAACTGCTAAAGAAGGCGATGATGGAGAAGGTTCTTCACCAGTAGCCAAAGATGGTGGTGCAGACGAAAGTGATGCAGGACCAGTTGGACAAAATGATGGTAACACATCAGGCGGCTCAGCAACAGCAGGAGATATGAAAACAGGTAATGTAAACACAGTTGGTAACAAGAAAGCACCAGCACCGAAAAAAGCCTAAGTAACAAAATATCTATTTGGAGAAACCAATGACAGTTCTTATTGAAAAATATACACATAATCAAGCAAACGTTAAGTCACGTATTGTTGAGAACGAGTCAGGTGAAAAGAGTATGTTTATGGAAGGTATTTTCGTCCAAGGTGACGTTAAGAATGCCAACCAAAGAATGTACCCTGTGAACGAAATTACTAAAGCAGTGGAATCAGTCCAGAAAAGAATTAAGGAAGGATATCCAGTGTTAGGCGAATGCGACCACCCACCTGAATTAACAGTCAATGTCGACCGTGTTTCACATATTATTGAAAATATGTGGATGGACGGCTCTGACGGATTTGGTAAACTAAAAATTGTTCCTACACCAATGGGTAACATTATCAGAACATTAATCGAATCAGGTGCCACTTTAGGTGTCTCGTCTCGTGGTTCTGGTGAAGTTGACCACGCTGGTAAAGTGAGCAATTATGAAATTATCACTGTCGATATTGTGGCACAGCCAAGTGCCCCGGACGCATATCCGAAAGCAATATACGAAGGATTAATGAACATGAATGGCGGCTTCGATACATGGAAGTTAGCACAGAGTGTTCAAATGGACAAGTCGGCTCAAAAGTACTTGTCGAAAGAAATAGTTAAGTTCATTAGAGAACTTAAACTTTAATAGAAGAAGGAGAACCAACAATGGCAACAAATGAAATCCTTGCTGGTCTTCTTGAGTCTGATATGCTATCTGAAGAAGTTTCAGTGCAAATATCAGAGGCTTGGGAAGCACAAATAAATGAAGCAAGAGAGGAGATAACAGCCGAGTTGCGTGAAGAGTTCGCACAAAAGTTTGAACACGACAAATCAGTAATTGTAGAAGCCATGGATAACATGCTTTCAACAGCAATTAAAACTGAAATGGAAGAGTTCAAGACAGACCGTGAACAACTAATCGCAGAACGTGTTGCATATAAGAAAGCAATTTCTTCACATGCATCTCTCCTTGAAAAATTCATTACTTCTCAATTAGCATCAGAAGTTAAAGAACTTAGAGCAGACCGCACGAAAGTAAACGAACATTTAGATAGAACTAAAGAATTCGTTGTTAAACAACTTTCACGTGAATTGGCTGAGTTCCACGATGATAAACGTGATTTAGTAGAAACTAAAGTACGTATGGTAGCAGAAGGTAAAGAAATTCTTACTAAAACTAAGAATTCATTTATCAAACGTTCAGCAGAATTAGTCGAAAAGACTATCGAAACTGCTTTACGTTCTGAATTGGCTGTTCTTAAAGAGGACATCCAGTCGGCTAAAGAAAACGAGTTTGGCCGTAAAATTTTTGAAACATTCGCAGGCGAATTTATGACCTCACAATTAAGTGAAGGTACTGAAGTTGCTAAGATATCTAAAAAATTAGAAGAATCTGCATCCGAGATTGCTAAATTAGAAGCAACAATTACTGAAAAAGAAGAAGCCATTTCAAGCGTTTCAACTGCAAAGAAAGTGCTAGAAGACAGAATGGACCGAAACAAGGTCATGGAAAGTCTTTTATCGCCTCTAGGCAAAGAAAAGCGTACGGTAATGGTTGATTTACTTGAAACAGTAAAAACAACTAATTTAAAATCTGCATTTAAGAAATATTTACCTGCAGTTTTGAATGAGAACGTCTCAATAGAGGCAAAACAATCGTTAAATGAAGGCAAAGTAACAGAACACACTGGAGATAGAGGTGCAGAACAGATGGTTAGTTCAGTATCAGAATCACAGGGTAGCGATGCCAATATAATTCAGTTAAAAAAATTGGCTGGACTTAAATAATAACCAGAAACAGGAGAAAAAGATGGAAAATCTTTTCGAAGGAAATAACTGGGACACTACACGTGAAACACTTCTAGATGGTCTAGATGGTAACAAGCGTGACGTAATGTCGACAGTTTTAGAAAACACAAAACAAGCACTTACAGAAAGTGCTTCAGCAGGTGCATCACAGGCTGGTAATATTGCTACTTTGAACAAAGTTATTTTACCAATCATCAGACGTGTTATGCCTACTGTAATTGCAAACGAAATCATCGGCGTACAGCCAATGACTGGTCCAGTTGGACAAATTCACTCACTACGTGTGAGATATGCTGAAACTGTTGGTTCAACAACTGCAGGTTCAGAAGCACTATCACCTTTTGATATCGCTTCAGCATATTCTGGCGACGGTACTAATGCTCCGGCAGGTACAGCGTCAATGGAAGGCGATGCAGGTAACAAAATGTCAATTCAAGTGTTAAAGCAAACAGTTGAAGCGAAGACACGTAAAT